TAACAAGAGCTGGTGGAGGTGCTGGGATGGCTGGCACAGTAGCTCGTGCAGGAGGCTCAGGTGGCGGTGGTACTGGTGGCCCAGCAACGACAGCTGGAACTGCAAATACTGGTAGCGGTGGTGGAGGTTCTGGAAACAACATTACTGGAGGCGGAGGTGCTGGTGGATCGGGTATAGTTGTCATTAAAGAACCAGAAACTAGTTATTCTATCGCATCAAGTTGCTGGGATTTAAGATCAGTATACAGACAAGCTAAAGCTGGAAACTGGTCCTTCTAGTTTCTATATAAATAATATTAATGAATTTAAAATGGTACTATTGGTATTTTCAATCTGCAATACCTGAAAGAATATGTGATGATATTGTCCGTTATGGTAAAGAGCAAAATAAAGAAATGGCTCTTACAGGCACTTCTAAAAAAGATAATCTAACTAAACTAGAACTTAAAAACATTCAAAAGAAACGCAAGTCTGATATTGTATGGATGAATGATAGGTGGATATATAACGAAATACAACCTTATATCCATCAAGCAAATTATAACGCTGGTTGGAATTTTGATTGGGATTGGTCAGAAGCTTGTCAGTTTACTGAATATAAAAAAGGTCAGTTTTACGATTGGCATTGCGACTCTTCTCAAGAACCTTATGAGCATCCCGATAATCCAAATACAAACGGTAAGTTAAGAAAACTTAGCATGACTGTATCGCTTACTGACCCTGATGAATACGAAGGCGGAGATTTAGAGTTTGATTTTAGAGATACTGATAAAGGTCCACAACCAAGAATATGTGAAGAGATTAGAAAGAAAGGTAGCGTGATAATCTTTCCATCTTTTGTTTGGCATAGAGTCAAACCAGTAACCAAAGGAATACGACACTCCTTAGTGTGTTGGAATTTAGGATATCCATATAGATGAGTTTTAAAAAAAATAAATACCAAGTAATTAAAGGTGCTATATCAAGCGAGTTAGCAGATTTTTGTTATCAATACTTTTTAAATAAAAGAGCAGTAGCAAGACATTTGTTTGATGAAAAATACATTTCACAATTTACTGACTACTTTGGAGTTTGGAACGATCAACAAATACCCGAAACTTATTCGCATTATTCTGATATCGTGATGGAAACTTTATTACAAAAAGTGAAACCTATTATGGAAAAAGAGTCAGGTGTAAAGCTAACTGAAACTTATTCGTATGCAAGAATCTACAAAAAAGGTGATGAGTTAAAAAGACATAAAGATAGATACTCTTGCGAGATATCTACCACCATGAACTTAGGTGGTGATGATTGGCCTATATTTTTAGAACCTTCAGGTGAAGAAGGTAAAGACGGTATAGAAGTTAAACTTGAAGCAGGTGATATGCTAATGTATCGTGGTTGTGAATTAGAGCATTGGCGTGAACCATTTAAAGGTAAAGATTGCGGACAAGTGTTTTTACATTACAATGATGCTAGTAGTAAAGATGCTGAAAATAATAAATTCGATGGGAGGCCGATGATAGGATTGCCATCATATTTCAAAAACTAAAGAGACAATCCTTATAAATATAATAATATCATAGGAATTTTAAATGGCAACAAAAGTAAAATTAATCGCAGATGGAGTCATTACACCAGACCAGATTACTCTCACTACTGCAAGTATAGGAACAAATACAACTGCTCCTGCGACTACTGCTTTTGTTCAACAAGAAATATCGGCATTAGTTGATAGTTCACCTGATGCTTTAAATACACTCAATGAATTAGCTGCAGCTCTTGGCGATGATGCAAACTTTAGTACCACTGTAACAAACAGTATTGCTACTAAATTGCCATTAGCTGGTGGAACAATGACTGGTACTATTGCTGGGTTTACTTCAACTGGTATTGACGATAATGCAACAGGCACAGCTATTCTTATAGAATCCGATAGAAATGTAGGTATTAATACAGCATCCCTTACAAGCACTAGTGGTTATGGAACTTTAAGTCTTAATGGAACAACAGGCGGACAATTAGCATTTCAAACAGGAGAGACAGGAAAACAATTTATCTATTCAACTTCTACAGATTTGAATATTTTAAATAGTGCTGCAGGAAATTTAATTTTTAGTACCAACAACTTAGAAAGAGCTAGAATTACCAGTGCTGGAGATGTTGGAATTGGTACGACTGATCCTTCCGCTAAGTTAGATATTCAGGTGTCTAACGCTAATGGAGCTTATGGTGCTTCTGTCGTAAATTTAAATGTAGAAAATACAAACACATCAGTTACTGAAGGTGGGTGGCTAACAGTATCTGGCTATATGGGAAATACAGCTAATAGCGGACAATATTCGATGGGCGGCATAAGTGGTGGAAAACAAACAACTGCAGCTGATGGAGACTATGGTGGCTATCTTTCTCTTTGGACTACATCAGGTGGAGCAAATGGAGAAGCTAATAGTGGTATGTATGAACGCATGAAGATTGATAGTTCTGGCCGAGTTGGAATTGGAACGACTAATCCTAATGCAGAATGTTTAACATTATATAACAGTACAGGTGCTTCGCGAAAAACTTTACTTCAACTTGATAGACCAAATACCCCAGGCCTGCAATCTTCTTTAGACTTCACAGTTACCAACCTTATGGTAGGTAGAATCCAACATGAATATCAAGCTAGTAATTATAATCATATGGGATTTTGGTTAAGGTCACCAGGCGCAGCAAATTACAAAGTAGCTGAGCTTAGAAATGGTAATGGAAGTTCTACCACACAAGGTGGGTTATATGTTTATAATGAGGGTGGTGGAGGAACAGGTGGTACACACGGTTATGGACATGAAATAAGACTTCAAGATTTATCCCATAATGGTACTACTAATCATTCCATAGCATTATCGGGTAATTTGCCTGGCTATACTAATGGAAGTTATAATTGTTTGAAAGTTGAGGGTTTGAATGACCTGCACTTTGCAGCTGGAGGTGTATATACTGGATATATTGGGGCAACTACGGGTTTTACTGATATATCAGACGAAAGAGAAAAAGAAAACATTGTAACTATTACTAACGCAACAGCAAAATTAAAACAATTAAGGGGAGTATACCACACTTGGAAAGACACCGCAGTTAGAGGTACTGATACTCAGATAGGTTTAATTGCTCAAGAGGTTGAAGCAGTAGTACCTGAAGTTGTTTCAACTTCAAATCCGACTAGTTTAAATACGTCTGAATCAGATATAGCTGGATTAAAAGGCGTAGCATACGCTAAACTCGTACCACTTCTTATAGAAACAATAAAAGAGCTCGAAGCAAGAATCACAACACTGGAAGGATAAATGGCATTTACATTAAACAGAAGATTATCGACACTTGTAAATAGTAGCGGCCAGTTAAATACTGGTAAGATTCCTAATGACTATATTAGTACTGATCACATTGCAAATAATGTAGTAACAACAGCTATGTTGCATACTGGCTTTACTTTGCCAATATCAAGTTTATCTTCCATCGACACAGATGATGTCACAGAAGGAAGTACAAATTTATTTTATACAACTGCAAGAGTTGATTCACACCTGAGTGGTGGAACTGGAGTTACATATAGTTCAGGTGCAATTTCAATTGGACAAGCAGTTGCAACAACAGATTCTCCTACATTTGCAGATTTAACAATCACAGGTAACTTAAATATTACAGGAGACATTAATTCATATAATGTTACTGACTTGGATGTTACCGATCAAACAATTACATTAGGTGCTGGCCAGATTGAAGCAAACTCTGGTGGTTCTGGTATTATTATTGATGGTGCAAGTGCTTCAATACTTTGGGATGAAACAAACGATCAATTTGATTTTAATAAAGGTATTAATGTAGATTCAAACACACTCGTAGTTGATGGAACAAATAATAGAGTAGGTATACTACAAGCATCACCTGCAGTTTCATTAGATATTGGAAGTGCAACAGATGCTTTCTTTGTACCAAAAGGAACAACAGCTCAAAGACCTACAGGTGTTGATGGTTATTTTAGATATAATACAGATGATGCACAATT